GAAAAAATACCAGGACTAAACTTTAACTCTAAACGTGTTCAGATTGTGGCTGCATTTGAAGAGGCATTACGTCATGATTTTAAAATACACTCCATGAGGTTATTTAATGAGTTAGGTACATTTGTTTATGTGAATGGTAGACCTGACCACCAAAAAGGACAACACGATGACCTTATCATGGCGATGGCTATGGCTATATATGTTGGGGAAAGTTCATTTAGCCAATTAGAAAAAGTGACAGAACAGACAAAGGCTATGATAGATAGTTGGTCGGTCTCAACTAATGACTATAAGAATAAATCACAAGACTTTAATCCTTCTATACCTGTAATGCCAAATAATAACCATGCAAGAATAAACCCTCAAAACCCAACCAGAAATGATTATGAGAAGTATTTATGGTTATTCGGTAAGTGATATTTAATTTAATTAAATATATACTACTATTTATGTAAAAAGTATTTGAATGGCAAATAACAATTTAACAATATGGCAGAGGTTAGGTCAAGTATTTGGTCCTGATTCTACGTTGGACCAACAATCTCCTGTTTATAAGTTTGATAAAAGGGAGTTGTTAAAGACACCCAACAAACAAGACTATGAGAGAGAAAAACTTCAAGCCCAACAATCACTATATTTAGGTCAGCAGTGGACTAAGATTGAAAACAACTTATACACTCAAGCCGTGTATTATGAACCAACTAGATTGGCTTCGTATTACGATTATGAGAGTATGGAATATACTCCTGAGATATCTGCGGCCTTAGATATATATGCGGAGGAATCGACAACAACAAATGAAGATGGATTTATATTACAAATTTATTCAGAAAGTAAGCGTATTAAATCAGTACTTGGAGACTTGTTTAACAATAGACTTGATATTAATACTAACTTACCTATGTGGACAAGAAATACTTGTAAGTTTGGAGACAATTTTGTCTACTTAAAGTTAGACCCTGAAAAGGGTATCATGGGAGCACAACAATTACCTAACATTCAAATTGAAAGGTTGGAGAGAGGTATGAAATATTCTCCAAATAGTAAAACAACTACAAACACTGAGAATGATGCATTGAAATTCGTATGGAAAGATAAAGATATGAATTTTAATACATGGGAAATAGCACACTTTAGATTATTAGGTGATGACCGAAAACTTCCATATGGTACTTCTATGTTAGAAAAGGCTAGAAGAATTTGGAAACAGTTATTATTAGCCGAGGATGCGATGTTAATTTATAGAACATCAAGAGCACCTGAAAGAAGGGTATTTAAAATTTATGTTGGTAACATGGATGACAAAGACGTTGAACCTTATGTAAACCGAGTCGCCAATAAGTTTAAACGAGACCAAATTGTGGACCCATCGAACGGTAATGTAGATTTGAGATACAACCAAATGGCAGTAGACCAAGATTACTTTATACCTGTTCGTGACCCTAACGCACCTAACCCGATTGATACTCTACCAGGTGCACAAAATTTGGCTGAAATTGCAGATATTGAATACATCCAAAAGAAATTATTAACAGCACTTCGTGTACCTAAAGCCTTTTTAGGATTTGAAGAAGTTGTTGGTGATGGTAAGAACCTGTCATTACAGGACATAAGATTTGCTCGTACAATTAATAGAATACAAAAATCTATGATTCAGGAGCTAAATAAAATTGCTATTATTCACCTTTACCTTTTAGGGTTTGAAGATGAACTTAACAATTTCACATTAGGACTTACTAACCCATCAACACAAGCCGACCTTCTTAAGGTTGAACAATGGCAACAAAAGATTCAACTTTACAGAGACGCGACAACAGACCCAGGAAATGGTATATTACCTGTATCATCATCGTGGGCTAAAAAACATATTCTCGGATTCTCAGACGAAGAAATCAAACTTGATATCCAACAACAACGTATTGAAAAGGCCGTTGCTGCCGAACTTGAGAAAACAGGTGAGGTTATTACTAAAACAGGAATATTTGCCAATATAGATAAACTATATGGTAATAAACCTGGTGATGGTGGTGGTGCAACACCTGAAGGTGAAGTTACAGAACCTGCAGATACAGGATTTGGAGACCTCGGTGGTGGAGGTGGAGGATTCGGTGACTTAGGTGGTGACACATCTGCACCTGATTTAGGTGGTGGAGGTGAAGCTGCGGCACCTGAAGCTGAAGTAACGCCAGAGTCAAGAAAAATAGACGACTTAAATCTTATTTTAGAAGATGATTTAATTAATGGAATTGATTCCATTGACCTTTCAAAAGGTAAGAAGTCATTGAGTGAAATGGATGATAAACTGGGCGAGTTACTAAAATAGTAATATTTATAAAATAAAATATTATGAAACCTTTCGGAAAAATTAAAACAAAAATTGAAAATTCTATTATTAAGCTCTACGGTAAAGAAGGGTTTAAGTTACATATGAAAAATTTCAAAAAGAATATTTTAGAGAATAAAGAAATTTCTAAGATTTTTTACATCTATGATGACTTATCATCTAAAAAGGGTTTAGATAAAGAAATCGCCTCAGATTATGTAAATGAATCTATCGAAGAATTACAAAAGTTAATTTCAAAAAATACAGAAAAAATAACATCATTATCTGAATGGATTGATGGTGTTTTGAGTGAAGAAGTTGATAGTGAATATAATGATATTGATAATATCATCTATAATGGTAAATCTATAAAAAATTTAGAGAACGTATTAGAATCAAAGAAAAATATTAAGAATTTAATTACAAGTGAAAAAGAAGTTACTATTGTAAATGAAACAATCAACATACCATTATCATCGATGTTAAAGATAGCATCAAACTCTTTTAATAAAGAATTTGAAAATATAAGTGAATCGGATAGAGCTGAACTAACAGAACTTTTATCGTTAACAAAAGAAGAAGTTAGTCTTAAACATGAAGAATTAAAAGAATCAGTTTTAGGTAAATTAAAAAATAACCTGAATGAATCAACGGATACTGAAATCACAGAAAAAATAAATTTAACAATAGAAAAGATTTCAGAGTCTAAAAGTGATTTAGTTTCACTTTATAAACTTACACAATTAAATCAAGGATTATGAAAAAAGTATTAGACTTTATCAAAATGGTTTTTGCAGTATGTAAAAACTGGATTGTATCAAACGGTGTTGAAGGGATTTTAGGCCTATTAGTAGGTTTGGTTCTTTGGGCTATGGGATACAAGATTTGGGCAGGTTTCTCTTTTGGTGTTTTTGCTACACGTAATTGGGATATCTTAAAGGCTTGGGTAATGTCCAAATTAAATAAGTAAAATAATTTTAACTTATAAAAAAAGGGAGTTTTAACAACTCCCTTTTTTATTCATTAAACTCTTGGTCTCTTAATTGTTGAATGTATTTGGCTTTTTCTAATTTTTTTCTACGTTTCTGAGATTTCTTAGTAAACTCTTTTCTTTTTCGTACTTCGTCCATCTGTTTTGACTTTATGACTTTGTACTTATACCTTTTTAAGGCTCTTTCAATATTTTCTCTTTTTCCTACTTCAATAATAATCATATATAAATCTTATGATAATAAATATAATCAGTTATATCAAGTTTTGACTTGAAGGGAAAAATATTTTATTATTAATACAAATAAACTAAAATAATTTAAAAATGAATGAAGAAAGGAAAGACATCGAAATTAAATGTTTTCGAAAATGCTAAGTGTTTTTACGGTACAGTAGACTCAAAAGAATTAAAATCAATTTACATAGTAATACAATCATGGGTTGAACCAAAAAAAGAAGCATTGAATTGGGATAGAGTTGCGGGTAATTTAAAAAGACAAATACAACATAATTTATTAGAGTGTGTAGACCAAATAACATTTAATAAAAATTCTATAGTTGACTTAGATTTAAGAACGAGTGGAATACAAATGGAAAAAAGGTCTTTTATGAATTTAGAAATTACTCTTTTTATGAAAAATGAAAATGAGGATTTTAAATCACCTATATTAAGAGATAAAGTAAAAAGGATTGTAACGTCTGTTTATAACGATGAATTGTATAATTCACCTTACTTTTGGTTATCAAAAACAAAAACAACAAAAGTTTAATATTTATTATAAAACATTGTTGTGAAAATCATTATTACAGAAGAACAATTAAATAAGTACAAAAGAACTATTAAAGAACAAAATAATTCTTTAGAAACTTTAAATAAGTTTATTGATAACCATAAAGTTTATCAAAAAGGTTCGTTAAAAATTTATTTAAAAAATATTGAATTGACAGGAGATATGGATGACCCATCGATTGAAGCAACAATAGACAAAGTTATTTTTGATAAAAAAGACGTTACAGATTTTGCTATAAATTACGCATTGTATGATGAATGGACGGGTGACGATACACCACTATCGACAGAATTAAAAGTCTATATTGCAAGAAGTTTAGATAGAATTGTTAAAAAGACATTCCAAAATGAATTAAGCGAATACGATGTTGTTTTACATTTATTTGAGTAACACAATATATTTATAAAATAAAACTCATGAGAATATTAGGACCACAAGATACAGGTAAAGGAATTTTAGTAGAATGGGATGCTGGATATATTTCACCAAACGATTCAAGAAATGCTGAGGTAATAAAAGAATCATATGGACAATTAGACCACTCTAAACCATTTGAATTTTACGCTGTACTTCAAAAATATGATACACCAAACAGAAACGGTCGTATATACCCTGAAAAGATTTTACGTAGAGAAGTAGAAAATTATAAAAGAGCCATAGATAAAGGTTTATCAATTTCTGAACTAAATCACCCTGAATCATCACTAATTGATTTGGACCGTGTATCTCACCTTATTACAGATATGTGGTGGGAAGGAAGTACACTAATGGGTAAGATTAAACTTCTAACATCACCAGGTTTCCACGAAAGAGGGGTTGTTTCATGTCCAGGTGATATGGCAGCAAACTTAATGAGACAAGGTGTTACGATGGGAGTATCTTCTCGTGGAGTTGGTTCGTTAGTTAAAAAGGGGGAAAGAAATGAAGTACAAGATGATTTTGAATTAATCTGTTTTGACTTGGTATCTTCACCATCAACACCTGGTGCTTATTTGTTCTTAAATAAAGAAGATAAGAATAAATATGAAGAGAACCTTGAGGAAGAAACTAAGTTAAGGGCTCAAGAACCAAGAATAGATGGTGGACAAGGTTTGAATAAATCTCTTGACTTAATGAAGAAATTATCCGATTATTTAGGATATTAAAACTTTTTATTATGGACGAAAAATATTTTGTAGCAAAAATTCAGTATGATTTACCTGACGAGAATAGTGGTAAAATCAAAAAAATCAGAGAAGAGAAACTTGTTAGAGGTTATAACGTTACCGAAGTTGAGGCTAAAGTGACTAAGAAATTTGAAGGTTTCCCACATGAGTGGAGAATCACCGCGTGTGCTGAAAGTAAAATTGATGAGGTTTATGAGTAATATCTGACCTTAATCAGATAATAATTAAAATCGGGTTTATACCCGATTTTTTTTTGCTATTAACATTAAAATCAACTTTTTTTAAATATCTGAATATTTATATAGTAAAATAAACGCTTGCGTAATAAAAAAATGGCAGAAAATACTAAAAAATCATTAGTTGAAGAGGCACTATTACAAATGAAAAATTTGGAAGAAGCCGTAACTGAAAATGCAAAAGGAATACTTGCTTCTACTATGAAGGAAGAAATCAGTGAATTAGTAAAAGAATCACTTTCTGAAGAAGAAGATGTGGTTGAAACGGAAGTCGATTCGGAAAA